TGGCCGTCTGCGTCATGAGCCGGACCGGGTCCACAGAGTCACGACCTGGACGAGACGATGGTGCCGCCGGTGCGGGCGAAGTGGCGGCGCAGCCGGGCGACCTCGATCTCGTTGAGGAGCAGCCCGTACGGCTGGCCATCGGCCGGGATCGAGTAGGTGACGTTGTACGCGCCGAGCGCCTCGGATCGGATCCCGGCCGGGTTCTGCATGAACCGCAACCCCGCCGACAGGGCGACCGACTTGACGACGGCGGGCACGGCGTCGGGGCCGGCGGTGTAGACGACCTCGACCGTCGAGGCGGGGCCGCCCCAGTGGAGCCCGGCTTCCCACCCGGCGCCTTGGATGCCCCAGATCTCCCAGTCGGCCTCGACGTCGATGGAGTCGAACCCGTTGGCGACCGGGACGCCGCGGCGGATCAGCGACCGTTCGTTCCACGCCCACGCCCCCGCAGCAACCGCGAGACCGTTGAGCGTGACCGAGTCGACGGCGGTGACCGGTCGGCGTGGCAGGTCGAGGTCACGGGACCAGGTGCCGGCCAGCTTCGAGGTGTGCTCCTCGGCACGGAACGTCTGCCCGGTGATCCCCTCGATCTCGCCGGAGATCAGGTCGAGCGCGAGCTGCGCTTGGGTGAGCTCGTCGTCGGAGAGGGCGCGGGCGAGGAGCTTCTGGACGTCGAGGTTCGTGGCGAACGACATCAGCTCACCTCACTCGCGTCGGGGAGCCAGCGGAGCAGCTCGATCTCGTCTGGGTCTCGGGTCTCGTAGACGTGGCGGCGGAACCGGATCACCCTGTCGCCGACCTTCACGGTGCGCGACTCGCGGGCGGTGGCGAACCTGACCGGCCGTTCCGGGATCTCTGCCGGTGCCGGGTCGACTCGGTCGACGAGCGCCTGCATCAGGCGGGGGACGCCGCGGGCGTGCCGGTAGCGGGCGACCAGCTCTTCGGCTTCGGGTGAGCCGCGCAGGTTCGGCGCGGGGTGCGGATGCCACAGGTGCACGAGAGGAGCGTCGAGGCGGGCCGGCTGACCGGCGAGCGTTTCGAGCGCCCACCCGAACGAGAGATCTTCGCCGCCCCATCCGAGGTACCGGTCGTCGACGCCGCGCACGTCGTCGAACGCCGAGGCGGCGACGACGGTGATGCCGCCGCCGGCGACTGCCGGGTAGGGAGCACGGATGGTCGCTCCGAGCCGTGGTTGTGCCCCGGCGAGAACTCTCGACGTCTCCTTCTGGTTGAGCCTGTACACGGTGCGGTGAGGCACCACCCACCCGACAGCACGGGATTCGACGAGGTTGATCGCCGCGCGGAGCGTGTCGGCGTCGACGAAGCTGTCCGCGTCGGCGAGCACGAGCACATCGGCGGACGTGCCGGCCCGGGCCGCCGCGAGCGCTGACCCCTTGGACCACTCCCCTGCACACGAGCCGACGTGGATCGGCCAGCTCTCGTAGCGGCGGCGGACGTGGCCCCAGGCGGCGTCGCGGTGCGGGCAGTCACCCGTCCGGAACGGGACCAGGATCGACGTCGTCATCTCGCCATCGCAGGTAGGGGGCCGGGTCGTGGACGAGCCCGAAGTCGACGGGTGAGAACGCCCAGAAGTATTGGCGGAACACGTCGTGCAGCGCCTGCTCACCGAACCGGTCGATGAGGGCGTCGTAGCTGCGCCAGTGAGCGCCGAGCGTCTCGGGCAGGTCGGCGGCCCGGTAGGCGGCTGCGCCGTTGCGGGCCTTGCGCACCATCTGCTCCGGGGAGCGGTACGGAAAGTGGCGCACCTCGAAACCGAGGTCGACGCTGATGGCGCGGGATGGGAGGTCGACCCCGTGGTTGCCCTGGTGGACGACTGCTCCCGGCTCCCACCGGAAAGCCACCTTCGGGAGCGCACCCGGTTGGCGTTGCCGCCATTGCATCGAGCGGAACGGATCCGAGTCGTCGGGGTCGATCGCGGTGGCGAAGTGGTTGAACAGCACGGCTGGCACCACGTTGACGTCCCGCTCGGCGTTGGCGCAGACGACGCTGATCCGTTCGAGATGGCTGAACCACAATTCGTCGGCGTCGACCGGGACGATCCAGCGGGCACCGTTCGCTGCGGCGCGCTCGGCGAGAGCGGTCATCTTCTCCGATTGGCGGTAGGCGGGATCCGGGTCGTCGACGACATCAAGGGGCAGGTCGCGGCTCAGGGCGGCGAGGATGTCGCGGGTACCGTCGGTCGATCCGTTGTCGGCGACGATGAGCTCGTCGACTTCGTCGGCCAGGTGGCGGAGCATCCCGGCGATGACGTCGGCCTCGTCCTTCACCATCGAGACGGCGAAGGTGGCCATCAGTAGCCGACCCCGACCCGGTCGCGGCCGATGTGGTGGATCCACTCGCCCGAATCGCGGGCACCCCAGAAGCCGAAGCGGAGCTCGGGATCGTCGAGGAGCTGGTGCGTGAACCGGCCTTCCGACTCGGGGCCCTGCGGCCAGTCGTAGAGCCACGGCAGGGACGCTCGGAACAGGCTCGGGTTCGTCGTCCAGAAGCGGCGATGCTCCAACCACACGTGCTGCCCGTCGGAGCGCTCGCAGTAGTCGCCGGGGTGTTGCTCGACGATGCCGCCGGCGGCGCGCTCGGCGTCGTTCCACGGCTGGCGGCGGAGCGCGAGCTGCGCCAGGTGCCGGTTGGCGTCGAGCACGTGGGCGAGGTCGTCGAGGTTGACGGGCCGGTTGTAGGTGAAGTCGTCCTCGACGCAGAACACGTGGCTCTCGGCGAGATCGCAGAGGAGCCGCCAGGCGTGGCGGTACGCGCCGGCGAACCCTGCTCGCGTCCGGGTGGCCCACAAGTGCCAGGCCGGGAACCGGGCGCGGAGCCACGTGTGGTAGTCGCCGTCTGCGGAGTCGTCGTGGATGACGCCGGCGGCGATGTCGCCGGTGATCTGCTCCTCAAGGGACGGGATGGCTCGGGCGATGCAGTCGCGTCGGCCGTCCGTCATGACGATGACGGCGATGCTCACGCGGCGTCGCCTTCGGTGCGGCAGGCGTGGCCACGCCGGTAGGTCCACGTGATCCGGTCGGTCCAAGCGAAGCGGGCGCCCTGGTCGGCCATCCGGTTCCACAGCTCCCAGTCCTCGTACCGCTCGTCTGCCCGGAACGAGCCTGCGTCGACGATCGCCGACCAGCGGGTGGCGACGGTGATCGGGAAGATCCCGTGCCGACGGAGGGTCTCGCGCTGGTAGCGCCGGTTGAAGTACTTCGCCGGGAGCGGAGGCCCTTCGAAGCGGCACCACGAGTAGACGACGTCAGCGCGCTCACGCTGAGCGAGGTCGAGGAGGACCTCGAGGTGATCCGGATCGAGGAGATCGTCGTCGTCGAGGAACGCGACCCACTCGGTGCGGGTCACCTTCAGCAGCTGGTCACGTATCAGGGCGGGCCCGCGGCCAGAATGGTCCACCGCAATCATATGATCGGCCGGTGGGTGGGTCTGGGCGTTCACGGAGGCGACCGCCTCGGCGAGCATCACTGCCCGTTCCGGCAGCGACGGGGTGATGACAGTCACGTCCGCCACAAGTGCTGCCTCCGCCAGTAGATCTTGCGGCCGAGCCGCATCCGGGCATGCTGCTGCTCGTACAGCGGATCGGTCGGTGCCTTGCCCCAATTGGGATGGAGGTGCTCGACGATCGACGTGAGACACGGCCGGAACGCCCGACGGGACATTGCGGTCTGGACGAACTCGTCGTCGACGTACTCGTGCGGGTAGCCCTCGTGCAGGATCTTGCCCGGTTCGTCGATGGTGCCCCACCGCTCGACGTACGAGCGGCGCACGAGACTGTGCGTCGAATGCTGACCGGCGACGACTCTGGCGTTGCCGAGGTCGTTGGTGCCCACCACACCGACCGTCTCGTCGGCCATCACAGCGAGCGCTTCTGTGAGCCAGCCGGGATGGAAGTGCAAATCGTCGGCGGCGAGGAACAGGAACGGTTCGATGCTGTCCCGGTAGGCGGCGTTGACCTTGCGGGCGTAGTCGCCGCGCGGGTTCGGCGCGACCACCATCCGATGCGCCCCCGTCGCGGCGACCGCTGCGAACTCGTCGCCGTCACCGCGGGTGAGCACGAACAGCACCCGATGCGCCTCGGGGGTGGCCGCGTCGATTGAGGCCAGCAGCGGGGCGACCCTGTGCGGCCGGTGCAGGACCGGCACGACGATGAGGGTCGCCCCCACTGGTGGTCAGCTGGCCTGGAACGGCTCGAGGAACGCGAACGGGTAGCGCGTCGCCGCGTTCGTGTTCACGAGGTTGATCGGGTTGGGCAGCGCCCATCCGACCCGGAACACGACCCGCAGCGCGACCATGTCCTGCTGCGCCAGGTTGTAGACGATGGCGCCGTTGCCGTCCTGGATGACCGCCTCGGTGAGCACCTTGAAGGTGACGTCCTGACGGACCGCCCACACGAGCTGGCTCCAGTCGCCGGAGATAAGCAGCGCCCGCGACGGATCGATGGCGCCGTTGCGGGGGAAGACGAGCTGCTCGCCGTCGAGCGCGTACTGGGCGGCGTCCTGCAGGTTGGCCAGGAAGATCGGCCGGTTGTCGGCGTCCTTCAGGCCGCGCAGCTTGGCGCGCAGCGAGAGCGCGGCGACGTGGCCGTTCACCATGTAGCCGTCCTCTTCGACCTTCGCGATGACGCCGTTCTCGGCGAAGATGTCGTCGTAAAGGTCCGAGTACGACACATTGAGGGTCACCTCGTGGCCGGCGGCCTCGGCGGCCTCGAGTACACACTCCGGCCAGGAGGCCGGGGCGTTGATCCCGTAGAGGACGGCCTGGTCGAACGCCTTGCCGATCGCCGACACGATGGCGGGGCGAGCCTCGCCGAAGATGTCGTAGTCGGCGTCGTCGAGGACGGCCTCGGGGATCGGCACGATCACCGCGAGCTCCTCGGCGTTCAGGTACACGTTGTCCCAGGAGACGTCGGTGGTCTGCTTGAGCCCGGTGTCACCGTCGACGAAGTAGGCGGTGGGCAGGCTCGACCAGACCGGCATCCGGCGCTGCTTGCGAGTCATGTCCTGGAGGCGTCGGCCGAGGGTCATCACGGCCGAGTCGCGGGCGACCTCGCCCAGGATCTCGCGCGTGACGTCCTCCGGCATGAGCGCCTGGGCTTCGGTGCGGCTGATGGCCGCGTCGTAGGTAGCCATGGTTGCTCCTTGGAGGGGTCAGCGACCCGCCCGTTGGCGGATCACGTCGTTGATTGACTGCCCGTTGGACGGCTTTGCGCCCCCTCCGGGGAGTGGCCATGGCCGGGCCCCTTGCGGGGCGAGGTACGGCTTGGCCTTGACCAGCTCGTCGATTGCCGACGTGATGGCCTTGGCGTTCGGCTCACCGTCCGCGGTGAGGAACGTCGAGAGGTCGCCGAGCAGCGCCGCTGCGTCGGCCGGGTCGGCGAGCTTCCCGGCTGCGGTGGCGCGGATCTCGGCGCGCAGGAGTCTGTCGTTCGCCTCGGCGACGGCCTCGGCTCGACCAACGGCGCGGGCTTCGGCTACCGCCTTCTCCTGCTCGGACATGGTCGCCTTGCGGAGCTTCTCCAGCTCGGCCTCGGCGGTCTTGGCCGCCTTCTCGGCGGTCCGAGCGCGAGCCTTGAACGCTTCCAGGGCCTTGACACCGGCGTCGCCGAGCTGCTCGTCGGAGCTCGACTCGTCGTCTTGCGTGGCGTCGCCGTCAGCTCCGGGGTCTTGCTCTTCGGCCATTGCGGCCTCCTTCGGTGTGCTCGCCCGGCGTTGCGCCGGCGAGGCGGTCATGCGGCCAGATCGCTCGGACCGGTGAAGTCGTCCCCGGCGCGGGTGAGGACCTGGCCCATTTCGCCGTGGTGGTGCACGGCGACCAGGTCCGGTGCCGTGGTCGGGTCGATCGGGTTCCCGTCGGCGTCTACGAAGCCGCGCTGGCGCCAGTAGTCCGGCCCGCGCGCCTTCAGCTCGAACAGCAGGTCCCGGTTGATCACCCGGCCCGGGTCCACATCGCCGGCGATCGGGGCGATCGTGCAGTCGCAGCGTCCGTGGAGCGGCGCGAGGTCAGCTCGCTTGTACCGCTGCGTCGACGCGGTGGCACAGAACACGCAGGACGAACCGGTGAGCACGCGACGCCACCCGGCGATCCAGTCGCGGCGGTCGCTCATCTCGGTCAGCGCCGTCCGGTTGGCGAGCACCACGTCGGTCTCGGCGGTCGCTACAGCACGCTGCCGGCCGATGCGCATCGCCTCGGCCCAGGTACGGCCTTCGGCGAGCACCCGCCGAGCGGTGACGATCGGACGTTCGTACACCTCGGCCAGGCTTGCTCCGCCACGGATCGTCGGGGATGGGACCGGACCGGTGACAGGCTCGACGTCCATCAGGGTGTCGAGTGCCTGCAGATAGCCGGCCGCCAGGGTCGATGTCTGCGCCAGTGCGCCCTCGACGGTGGGGAGGGCTGCAGCGAGCCACCGGCCGGTGGAGCTGGCGTCGACGTTCGCGTACCGGTCCCAGATCCGTCCGATCCCTTCGCCGGTGACACCGCGGATCGCGAGGAGCCTGCGGTGCTGGGCCCGCGTCGTCGCGGCCATGCGCCGGACGTCAGCCATCCGGCACCTCCAGCGGGAACCGGCCAAGCTCCGCTTCGATGTCGCCAGCGATCGCAGTCTGAGCCTGCATCGCTGGGAACCGGGCGATCTGGGCGGGGCTGTAGCCGAGGTCCTCCCACAGCTGCGGGAGCGGCACGCCGAGGTCCTTGCGCTTGGCGACAGCATCGACGTGCTGCGACTCGGTGCGGGTCTCCGGGTCACCCCAGATCGTCTCCGCTGACGTGGCGTCGGCCAGCTTGGCGATGTTCTGGACCTTGCCTGCGAGACGGATCACCTCTTCCCAGCCCTCACCGAAGTGGCGCATCTTGCGGCGGCACTTCGCGACCAGCCCCGTCTCGGCGGCCTTGATCGACTCGCCCGACAGCCGGTCCGCGGAGGCGTTCAGGTAGTGGGGTGGCGTGCGTGAGATAGAGGCGATGTGCTGGATCACCATCTCGATTGCCTTCACGAAGTTCGCGAGGTCGACCGCCTCGAACTGGCCGAACTTCGCCTTCTCCGATTCAAGCCACCACAGCCGCCCCGCGCCAGGCTTGAAGTCCGGCGGGATGTCCTGCCCGGTCGTGGCGTCGGTCTGCGGCTCGTAGCCGACGAGGTGCCGTTGAGGGAACGCAGCGAACTCTGACGCCGTCAGCATGTCCGCGATCAGCTTGTTGACCGCGTCCTGCAGAGGGATGATCGAACGGATCTCCGAGTGCACACCCCAGCCAACGCGCCGGTCGGTGGACAGGCGAGGACGGTTGAGGAGCTCGACGACGGGTACGACCTCGAGCGGGTTGGGCATCGACCCGGACTCGTCGACGTTCTCGGCGGTCGGGTCGACGATCCACTGGCCGCGCTCCGGTGCGACCAGATCGCCCAGGCGCTTCGACTGGCTGCGGAACAGGTACACGGCGTCGGGCAGGAACAGCTCGGCGTGCTCGTAGCCGTCGTCGTCCATGTAGGTGCGCAGCCCAGCTCGGCGGCGGTGACGCATCTTCGGGTGGCAGTCGACGATCGTGCCGGTCGCCGACTCGACGGTGATCTCCGCAGTCGACGCTTCGCGATCGGCGACCCACACGACTGCGTATGCGGCGCCGGCGACGAGCGCCTCCTGGTGGGCGAGCTGGCTCTGAGCGTCCATTTCGTTCGCCTGCCAGATGTCCCACGCGTCCGTGTCGCCCTTCGGGTCCGAGCCGATCCTGAACCCGTCGACGTTCAGCCGCTCCTCGGCGGCATCGACGACCACCTCGCACCAGTTGTCGGCGAACGCGCGGAACAGTCCGCCGAACGCCTCGAGGAACTTCTCGCCGGCGAAGGCGAGGTTGTGGGCGCCGTCGTAGTAGGCGTTGCAGCGCTGCACGTGGCGGCGGCGCAGGACGAGGTCGCGGTACAACCGGCGAAGGGTCGTCAGCGGATCTTCATCAGCCACTGGCCACTCCCGGCTTTTAGACGCTGCCTCCCCGGCGGCGCTTCACCTTCAACGCACCAGCGGCGATAGCGTCGCCGCGCGCCTCCCACGACAGGCACCCGGCCATCGCCAGGTCGATCTTCTTCGGTGAGTCCGGACGCTCCTTGCGGATGAGCCACAGCGGCTCGCCGTCCTCGTCCCGCAGCCCCGGCAGCTCCTTGCGGACCGCGTTCCCGACGTGGGCCTCGTACACCGGATGCCCGTCGTGGCTGAGCGACCCGTCGAGG